ATATCTGCTGATGCAGTTATATGAGACAAGCTAGAATTACCAAGAGCAACTTTAGCAAGAGTAAACTTATGATTATGAAACTTATCCAAGTTTGATGATCCTGTGACTAGAGCATCTAATTGTTTAATTCCAAAGAATTTGGTATATGCTAGGGCAAGAGAATTTTGTTCAGTAAATGGATTTGGGTTTAAGGTATTTTTATTTCTTTCTAGTTTGGCACCCCAGTAATATCTAGCATCTACTACTTCAAAGTTACCTGGTGCCCCTTGTAAGCCACCTGCGGTTGTTGATACGGCCCCACGTGTGATTTTAAATCTAAATGGCATTGGAGGGACGACAGATGCCAATATATGACCACTTCCAGCACCTATGTTCGCTGACAATCTTTTAATGCCAGAGAAACCTGCAAGTGAACCAGTTGCGTCTGTTAAACGTGAGTTAGTGCTTAAGATTTCAAATCCATGATGTCCGAAAGGAAGTGAATCTTCAGGTATCAAATTCTTTTCAACTTGTTCCTGCATAACAACACGGATATATTTTGATTTATTTTTGTATGTTCCTTCAATAACCAATCTACGGTCTTCAGGGTCTTCAGAATCAAAATTAAAATAAGCCTTTTTGTCTCCTATTACACGAGCGATATAACCATCAGATTCAGGATCTAGTGTTAGATTGTTAAATTGTTCTAAGAACTTTGGACTTGTATCTAAATCATCAAACACTCTTACGATCAATGAAAATGTTCCAAACTTATAACGAGGATTTGAAGATTTCTTTATGTTAGCAATTGAAATTTTTACTTTTTCATTTGCATAAGCACCATCGTCTAATGATTCTACATGGAATAGATCATATTCTGTAGTACCAAATGGTTGGCTTATGAATACTGGTGTTTTTGGATTTTTAAATCTTGTATCAAAACGTCCGAATGTATTTAAAAATGGTTGTGAAGTTTCAGCTGATGTTGCACTTGTATTTGCAGAACCAGAAGCAATAACAACGCTATCTGTAAGTGTGCTTGGTGATGCTAATTCTGTATCAACAGCAAAATCTGCATAAACATAATGTTTTTCTGTAGAGAACTTTTCTGGATCAGTGTTCAATACTTTAGTAAAGTAGTTTACATCTGATGGATCCAAAGATGCAGTTATTATTCTAATTCCTGCATTACCTTCTGACGAATAATAGCTACTTCCATCAGATGAGGATATTGCTAATTTGAAATATTTTGAGGATGGGTTTACGGTTGCTGCTTCATCTATTGATGTAGACCAATTTTCATCATAACTTAATACTTGTATTTTGGTTCCAGTAGAAGTAAAAATCATACCTCTAACAAGGAATGCTTCTTGTGAAGAAGTAGTAAACAAACTATCATTATTTGTAAAACCAAGCTGTGAGAATGCTTCAGAAGCAGTTACTGAGTGTCGTGCTAACAAAAACTGAACAGCACCTTGGGTTGCACCCAAAGAGGCACTAAGTTTAAATCCTGCATTAACAACAACACCTTTTGTTTTTGTTGCTGCCATATCTTCAGCAGTGATATTGCCACCTGCACCCAAAACTCTTACGAAAGTCAAAGATGTTTTGTTTGTTAAATGTTTATCAACAGCATATGTCGCTACGTGTCTTGGGTTTAAGTCACCAAAGATAGTATTGAAATCATTAAAAGATCCTACAGTAAATGGCACAAATGCGGGGCCTCTTTCTGAAGAACCTACTATGCCTGCTGGAACTCCTACAGGACTCTGCGATTGTTGGGATAAATCCAGTTCCCTACTGTAGTAACCCGGAAAATTGAATGTTTGAGATGCCATTATTGTACCTTAACCTCTTTATAATTATTTACTTTGATATAAGACCATTTAAAATTGCCAGCTTTTTTAAGTTTAAAATGGCAACAATTTGAAATACTAGTTTCACAAGTATCTGTTACCTTTGCTGCTTCCACTACACTACCGTATTCACACATATAATTCCCTTCCAAATCATATTGGTATACTTTTTTTGCTGTTGCTGATTGTGAACCGAATTTCCCAAAACTATGATTATTTGAACCAAATTTAGGACAAAAAATATAACTTGGTGGCTTTCCTTTTTTAGATTCAGACATCTTTTTACAGGTTTCAGCAGAAACTATTTTGCCTTTTTGAAAGGCAGACATTTTTTGTTTTGCTTCATCGGAATGCTTTCTTCCAAACCAATTTCCGGCAGTTGGGCACAGATTATAACAATTAGTTTGATTATCATAAAGTGCATCAAGATATTGTTGTTCTTGATCCAATAAATTTTCTATTGGTGTATATTCTATAACTTCAAAATAGAAATTATCTTGTCCACATTTATTCCAGTCATTTTGCAAGAATCTGTTAGAATGTTGCCCTTTATTTAGCACACAGACATGTCTATGATATCTGTTGTACATGTTTACAGCACTACCAATATAAATTCTTCCATTTGTTGTATTTACAATTTGATAAATACAAGATTTTTTTGGAAAATTGAATATTTGGCTTGCCATTTATATCCTCAAAATGCATAATAATTCTATATGCTCTTTACTAAATAGTTTGCAAAATATTGAAAAACGACATATATACAACAAAGTCTAGTTTAAATCTTATAGCGAAATTATTTTTTTGTTTCTGGATAAACAGTATCATCCACAAATATTTTCTTTGAATGTTTTTCGGCCACAGTATTAGCAATAACTATTTTTCTATCATCTGTTGTGTCTTTTTTAAATAATGGTGCATTTCCGGTGAATGAAGGTATTGGAGCACCTAAATTTCCCAAAGCGCCTTGATAACTTATTTGTAGTATGCCAATAATTGTGTCAATTTGTGCTTGTAATGAAAGAATGGTATCATGATAATTTTTATAACAAACTATTGGGTTGTCTTCTTTCGTTGATAATCCAATATGAATCTTTTTGCTTTCAATTTGAATTTTACCTTTATCATCTATAAAGAAATAACCAAGATCTTCATCTGCAACACCTTCACGAATTAATAAAACCGTTCCTGCGACTCCTTCTTTATTATCATTACGGGCTACCATCCTTATGTGATCGGCTTTTCCAACCATATATGATTTATTATATGAGCTAGTTTTGCTTGGTTCGGGAAGTTTTGGAAGTGCAAGTGAGTTTATAGTGTTTAGAGACAAATTAAAATTTTCATCTCCATTGGTTTGCATTGATATATAAAGTCTAGCGGCATCATTTATTAAATCAGGGTCACCTTCTTTAGGATTATTAATTTCTCCTGAACCATATCTGTAAGGGGATTTGTCTGTTTCTAACTCATTTTTAGAATTCAAAACAACTCTTGTAGAAGTTCCAGTGGCTTGTTGTTTAGGATTTGAAATTTTTCTTCCTCTACCAACCACTATATCAACAGTACCAGACTGTCCTTTTCTATCTTTTGTACTTTCTAATGGGCCCGTTCTATCTTCCCCTAAAGAAATCAAAGTATTATTAGAACCTTGTATTACATAATCGCCAGGTCTTTTTTTAAATCTTGGTACAGGTTCATTAGTAGTTAATGAATCAGTTTTCGATTGTGTTTTTATTTGTGTAAATGGATCTTGATTGTTTGGGGTGTTTGGATCATTTCTTAGTGTTCTGGATGTACTTGTGTTTCCACCATTTGGGAATCCTGGACCCTCTACATTTAAATTGGATAGTAATTTCTCAGAAGTGCTATAATTGTCACTATTCATAGTAGGATCAAATTTCCTATCATAATGTGTAAAATTTACATCTTCTACTGTTGATTGTGAGCTTATACGTGTAAACCAATATCCAGATTTAGTTCCTGTATCAAATGAATCTTCATATAAGACGTATACTGTTTCACCAACTTTAACTGGTAGTTGCATGTGACTTGAAAAAAATGGAAATAATATTGTGTTTGTTTTTGGAGCATTACCGCCATTGTTACTTACAATTGTAGCAATTATTGAATTTGCGGGCATTACCGATATTAAATTACTGTTATTAACAGAATCAGAAAAATCATTTAGTTCTTGTTCGGACAAAGAAGATGGGTCTGCAATAACTTCTATTACAACTGCTTTTTGTAAAATTGGAGCTTGACTTTTTGTTCTAACAGCTTCAATTTCTGAACCTATATGAGAAGAAGTGTCTCCACCAATCAATTGTCTTTGTATATTAGTATTTACCATCTAAATTATTTCTTTTTTGAATGTTCCATTTTGTTATAAAAATCATCTTCATCTGTAATGATTTCTTCGTCTTGTTCTACAGCATCATCTAATATTTCAGCCAATTTTATTATTTGTTCATTGGCCTTACTCATTCTTTCCAGATATTTTGTAAGATTCTGACCATGTATAGCATGTTGTGTTGGATCACTATGTACTTTTTGATAAAGGTCACCAAACATTATGTATGCATTTCTTCTATCAAGAGTTGCATTCTCATAAATTTCTTTCCACAAAACTTTTTTTCTATCATGTAATGAAGATAAAGTATCCAATAATTTTGTAAAATTATCTATATTATTTTCAGCTTCCCTTTCTAATTCCTTGGCATTTTTTGGAACAAATTCTTCGGGAACATCTTCTGTAAGATTTTCATCATCATCGTAATTTTTGTTGTATTTTGTCATAACTAAGTTGTTAATATAAATACCAATAAGTTTTATTTCTATTTTAAATTATTATTCGTGATAAATTTATGTTAGTATTTTTGTTTTCGTTGAAATAATCTAAATAGCATGCTGCGCACGCTACTAACGTCAGTATAATTCCCGGAATTTTTGATTCTTTTAACAATATAGTCATAGCTCACTTCTTCAAATTTTGTGCCAGATTTATAAAATCCTTCTTCATTTTTTTTAAAATAACGAATTGGATTACCAAGTCCTAATATATCGACAAGAACTTTTGCAGTATTGTCATTAAAATCCTTCTTTAATATTGGTTCTAATTTTGTTTTTAACTGTTTGAAATGTCTTATTATCAGATAAGTTATTTCAGGGTTTCGCTCGTCTGGTATAACCGATTTGTTCAAATTTTGAATTTTATTTGACTCTTCACTACTCAAATTATTAAACTTAATATCTAATTTTGATACATCATTTATGTCAAGAAATAACCCATTTTCATGATAAAAATCTATAATTTCATTAATTAATAAAAAATGCCAAGAATTAGAA